ATAAATACCTATTCCACTCGTAGCTTTTGGTTTCTTCATTATATTCTTTATACCAACTTTCAATCACGCTCGCTATTCTTTCATGATTGGCATTAGAATAATTGATTATCACGCTATCATCAAACAATAATAAGGCTTCTTGTTCCGTGATTTCTAGCATCTTATGAAAACGCCTCGCATCTAGCGCGTTCTTATCCGTAGAAAAATAATCAATTATAAAGCTCTCAGGCTTTAAGGCTTTAATGTCAATTTCAACATTTTTTTCCTTGTCTTCATTCACCCATAATTGGATAACCCCTAAACCGCCGATCAAAAGGTTCTTATCCCTTTCAATCATCGCTTTATCGTAGTTTTCTTGTTGGATAAAAACCTGCAAAAGACTATTCAATAAATCGCTTAAGGCTCGATCTTCTTCTTGTTTAGGGCTTAATCGTATTTCGCTAATGCTCTCTATCTTGTAACCTAAAATCTTATTCACGATCACTTTGAACATGTTTTCAACGATTGGCGTTTGTCCTCGATCTAAGATAATGTTTAAAACGTCTTGCGGGAGTTGGTTGCCGTGGTAATATTTCTTGGCTTCTAAAAATTCAGCGTTAGCGATTAAAGCCTTTTGATAGTCGTTAGTGAAATCGTTTTGTAGTGTGGTGAAGTCCATGAAATACGCCTTTTTTTAGCTAAAGATTAGCCAAATCAAAGCGTGATTTTAAGGGTTATGTTTGCTAAAACCTTGTCATGATGTCAGCGTTATTTTTAGCTATGTTATCAATCTCTTGCCTATTTTGTAAGCGTTCCTGCTCTCTGGCGTTGTAGCGTTGTTTTTCTAATTCAAACTGTTCTTTAGCCATTCTCGCGCTTTCTTTAGCGCTTTTGTTTTGCTCGCTAAAATTGATCGCTCCCACGATCAAGCTCCCTAAACCTCCGATCGCTCCTCCTAACATCCCTAAACCACCATAACCTCCCACATTATCCATGAAGTTAGAAAATTTAGAGGCTTTTGGCGTTTCTACTGGCTTATAACTATTCAAAAAATCGCTATAACTCGTTTTAGAATAATTCAACAAGCCAAAGTTTTTCGGCATGCTCGTTCGTTCTTGCGTGTTGGTTGCGTCTTTAGGCTTGAAGTAGTTAGGATCGTTTAAAGGGTTCTTAAAAAACATTTTTTAGCCTTTCTTAAAGTTTTCAAGTGTGATTAACTTTTATTAAAGTTCAAAACATTTTTAAACATTTCAAAACATTTTTAAACATTTCAAAACATTTTTAAACATTTCAAAAATGCTTAAATTATTTAATACTCTACTTCAATCACGCTCGGTAAAAAGTATAACACTCTTAACACGCACTTAGTGTCGTTCCCATTAGCGTTTTTAACTTCCGCTACTACAACTCTATTACTCGTAGCCGTGTAGTCTTTAGCGCTCGTGGCGTTCTTGTTGTTTTGAATATTATTTTCTAAAGTCAAAAAGTAATTTTTGTTAGTTTCATCTTTAAACCCCACGCTAACGGTTCCAGCCGTAGGATTTCCCACAACTTCTAAACTCACTTTTACCACTTCCGCACCAGTAGGTAAAGCCACGAGATCATAAACGCCGTTTTTAAACTCAAATTCTGCTTTAGCTAGATAGCTCACGCTGTGGACTTTTTGTTTCATTCTTTTTTTTCCTTTCTTATTCCATGTTAGACACTAAACCGATCACGGCGTAATCTTGATTATCATAAGGCGTTACGACTCCGTCCGTGCTTTGATACCTAGCTTTTGATACGCCTAAAAGACAATCCACGCCAACGAGTGATTTTCTGCCTGCATCCACGGTTTCATCAATATAAAACCTCGTTTCTTTAGAGCCTGCTAATAACACCGCGCTAGCGCCGATCAAGCAACCGATCGAGATTTCTTTGTTTTCTTTTTCTTTGATTTTCTCTTTGAGTTGCTGCGGCGTTACAATGGTATTAACATTCGCTTTATTGAGACAGCGCATAAAATCGCTATCGCTTATCGTAGAGTTTGGCATGCCCACATTCAACTTATTCCACACGCCCGCATCAATCACCGGGCAATTGTCAATCACGCCTAAAAGCCCGCTATAAAGCATGCCCTTATCCTCTCCTGCGAAGGCGTAAAGCTTTCTTAATTCCTTAAACTCGCTATCGGCTTTTAATTGGTTGGCTTGGTAGCTGTCTAATAGGATAATGTAGCTTGTGTTTTGCACCACCACATTACCCACGCTTTGCATCGTCGCCCTAATGGGTTTAATCGGGAACGCCTTGCTATTATCTCCTTTTAAGCCGTTTCTAGCGTGAAAAATCGCTTTTCTAATGGTCGCTACATTCATCGTTTTATTGTAAAGGTAATTCGTGAAATCATTAGTTAAGCTCGCAACAATTCTCTTATCTCTTTCTTCATTCATCCATGTAGTCAAGCTATCCACGCTTTCTTTAATGAAATCAATGCGCTCTAATTCGCTGTAAGCTTTGATTTTAGATCTTAAGGAATTACCAAAAGCATCCGGGTAGATCGTTTGGCTTAGGATTTCTAAATTATCGTAATTCGCTTCAAAATCCGTATTACCGCTAACACCGCTACCGGTTAATTGCGCTTTAATCCTTGGGCGAAAAGGTTGCTGACTTGCCACGCTAAAAAGACGAACGCCACGATCCGCACCTGTGCCTGTGATGCTAAAAAACGGGCTTTTAATCCAGCTTGCGTTTTGGATCTCTCTACCAACTTCTATCCCTAAATTAGGGTTATTGGAAATATTGTTAAAATTGATGTTGTTAAGTTTTTCTAACATTTGAACACTCCTTAGTATCTTGTCATGATGTTTTCATTGTTAGCGTATCCTACGCCACTCACGCCGTTGCCTAGCGCTTGTTTAGGTAATTGGCGCTCTTCTTCTTTTTCTTCGCTTTTAGGCTCTTCTTTAGCGTTTAAAGCGTTAAAATAGTCTAAAATCGCGTCAAAAAACGCCACGCCTTCTAACTTGTCAATCTGCTTTTTAAAGCGGTTAGGCACTTCTTCATCGTAAAACTCTAAAAGCTCGTTAAAGTCAATTTCCGGGTGTTTTTTCAAAAACGCTTCTTTGTCTTTTTCAATTTCTTCAGCGTCCTTTTCGTTTTGGATTTCATCGCTCAAGTCCATCGCTCTGCCCACTTTGTCCGTGAGTTTTTCTCTTAAGTAGTTGTTTTGCTCCGTGAAAACAAAACGATAAAACTCGGGTTTGTTGCTAAAAAACAAATCTTCCACTTTCTCGTCGGTCTTACTCACCATGTGCTTAATGAAATCCTCTTCTAAGCTCGCTTCCGCTTGTGCGATTTCACGCTTTAAAGTTTCTAGCTCAATTTCTTTTTCTTTGATACCCATGCTTATCCTTTCTTGTTGATTTTAAAACTCTAGCTAAAAGTAAAAATGATTTTAAGGGTTATATTATGGAAGTTTTTTATAACCCTATTTTTCATTTTCTCTTTTTGTTAATATTCTTTCGCTATTAGAATTTATCTGTCGTTTCTAATAGCGGTTTCTTTTCTGGTTTTTGTTTTGAATGTGTTAGCGTGAAAAACAAAATTTGGGGCCTCTTGATTGAAGTTGATATAGTCCTTCAAGAGGCTTTCTATTTTCAAACTCTTACCACTTTGCTAAAATGGATATTTTTAGAATACATCAGGCTTAAATAGTTTGTTAGGTTGTCTTTGGCAAGCTTTAGTAATTGCTTGTAGTTCGCTAAAACGCTAAAATTGGTTTCATTGTTAGGGATTTCTAAAAGGTTGCATAAAACGCTGTAAACTAAAACATCAAGGCAAATTTTAGGAAGTCTGATCGTGTCTAATACATTATTAATCTCTTCATAAGTGTAGTACACCACTTCAAGATCTCCGCTTTTAAACGGCGAAACGCTCAATTTATCGTTTAAAATCAATAATTCTATTTCTCCGTTATCTTTTTCTATGGTGCTACGGTTTTCTATCTCTTTCTTATCTAACTTCACGCTTTCTATTCCTAAAAGGTTGTTAATCGTTAAAAAGCGCTCTTCTTCAGTGATTAAGCCTCTTGTGATCGTTTTGTTTAACTTAAACTCTAAGCAAATTTTTAAAAGCGCTTGGTTGATATTCCCCACTAGCACGCTGTCTAAAATTTCATAACTCCCTACTTCGTTGTCGTTCAAGCGTTCTCGCACTTTGGCTATTACTTCGCTAACTTCTATCATTTTAAAATCCTTTCTATCAATTGCTTTTCTTTTTCTAAAAAAAACTTAGGCGCTAGATAGATAAAACCTTTTTCTATGTTTTTGTCATAGACTTCTAAAAAATCCGTTAATAAAGCCTTTTGTAGCTCGTTTAACGGCTCTTTAGCGTTTAGGAGGTAGTTTTCTATGGTTTCTATTAAAAGAGTGTTAAAATTGAGATTTTTAGGATAATCTTTATAATCTAAATCGCCCACGCCCTCACACACTCCAAAACTAACGCCGTTAAACTTGAAAAAGTTTTTTTGCGTGAAAGGTAATTTAACTTTTTCATTAGCTTGTATTTCTTGCCTGTGCAACAAAACGCCTCTATAATCAAACGCTTCTAACACACCGCTTGCATCAAAAACTACGATCCGCATCATTTCAAGCCTTTCACTTTAGCAAAAACGCGCACGGCGTAATAAATCAAAACCGCTTTAAATACCGAAAATGCTTTCACTTCAAGCATGCTTTCTAAAAA